ACACTTGCAACCCCTAAAGGCATAGTGTAGCCGAATATTGTAGAAGATTGGAAGTCAATTGTATCAATTTCTAGTGGGTGTGTTGAATCATATGCCCAATCAGTTCTTGCGAAATTATCAAAAACTGAAAAGAAAACCTTTTTAACACCGCCGCTTACTCTGTTACAGTCTAGCCCTCTACCTTTTGTTAATGCTGTACACGCCATATTTAATTAGTTTTAAAAGTTAAAAACAGAGGGTATTTTTCAACCCTCTATTTATATAATTATGATTGTCTTAAAATGTCAGCTCCTATACCTTGCTTAACACCTCCAGAATATCTTGCTACTAATCTCATATTGTCGCTACCATCTAGCGCTGACATATCCATTAATTGGATTCTAGTCATATCAGATAGTAAATCAGTACCAAAGAATAAGTTAGATTTTTCTGCTATTACTACTTGATTATCTACCATTCCTGGGCATCTTGCAATTTTGTAGCCTTCAAAAACTGGCTCGTAGTCTGCATTCATATTGTAAGCGTTAACATATCCTAATGTAGATACAGCAGAAATATAGAAAGAATAAGTCTTGTTATTCATATATATATAAAGGTCTTCTTTATTTAATACTGCTGGTATGTTAGCTGCTAGGTCACTTGTAGCTGTTTGTAAATTAGCAATAATATTTGCTGCTGAATAAGCTGCACTTGCTGATGATTGTATTACTGTAGCGTCTTGTGCTGGTAATAAGAAACCTGCTGCACCACAGAACCCTTCAAACTCCCCTGTTGTTCCTGCTGCTCCATTCCATATTGAAGACTCTACACCATTAGCGATTATTTCGCCCATATAAGAAATAACGTAATCGTCAAAACTTGCAGGTGGTGGTGCTCCTGCTCCTGCTCTCATTTGTGCTGCTTCCCAAGAGTCTAATAAAGTTTTCTTGCAAAGGTCAATGTTAATCTGTAAGTTTTTAGGCTCAAGAACTGCTTCTGTTAATGCTAATGTACCTGCATCTGTAAAGTCACAAGTAGCATCTTTAACTAAAGAAGAACCTGCCATTTTTTGAATGTTACTTTTATATTTAACATTCTCTATCATTGTCATAAAGTCCAATGATGTAGCTTGTTTTAAAGCTGCTGAAATATAAAATCCTGCTGCTTTTCCACTATAATTTGATGTTGTAGTAAATGCCATTTTTAA